TCCAACTCTTTACCAAGAACGGCCTGAACCAGCCGGAACCAGCGGCGATCAGGCATGACCGGCCAAGACTGGAAACGATTAGCCCTGACGGTGTCGGATCGTGGGCGGCGATTGTGGGGGACATAGCCCAGAAGCTTCTCGGCTTGACGATGTTGCCGTGGCAGATGCACGTATTGGATCAGATGCTCACGTTCAATGCGGATCAGGATCTTGTGCATAGGTCGAGCCTTGTGTCCGTGGCCCGTCAGAACGGTAAGACGACAGTCATCCAAGCGCTCATTCTCTTCTGGTTAATTGAGATGCCAAAGATCCGCGGCCAACGGCAAACAGTTGTCTCACTTTCGCATCGTCTCGATCTCGCTTGCATGTTGTTTGAAGAGATCGCACCGATCCTAGAAAAACGATGCGGCGCCAAAGTCATTATGAGTTACGGCCGCTATCAGGCGACAATGCCAGACGGCTCAAAATGGTATGTCAAAGCCGCGCGCCCATCCGTCGGCCACGGCATGACAATCGACTTGGCAATCATCGACGAATTGTTTGACGTCTCCGACGAAGTAGAAGCAGGACTCTTGCCGGCTCAACGTGCGAGACGCTCACCCTTGACCGCCATGTTTTCCACGGCCGGCACGGAAGCCAGCACTCTCTTCATTCGCCACCGCGAGAATGCGCTTCGCCTCATCGATCTCAAGAAGCCTTCGTCGTTCTACTTCGGGGAATGGAGCCCAGAGCCATCATTGGATCCGCTCGCGGAATCGTCTTGGTATTGGGGCAACCCAGCGATCGGACACTTCCTAACGATCGACACTTTGCGCCAAGAATCAGAAGGCCCAGATCGAGCACTCTTCTTGCGCGGCTCCCTAAACATGTGGGTCGCCTCTGCAAACTCATGGATCCCACACGGCCTATGGCCCGAATTGCTCTACGAAGGAGAAATCCCTGCCGGCGGAGTCGTCGCCGTAGAAGCCTCCATGGACGACACCCGTTACTTTGCCACCCGCTCCGTCTCATTGCCAGATGGTCGAGTCGTCAACTCCGTGGCGTTTACAGCCGAGACTCAAAAAGAGCTTTTGGAACACCTAGCCGAAATTGCCAAAGATCCTGCCGTCAAGTTTGCGTTCTCGCCGACGATCGACGTGCTAGTCCAATCCGCCACGTTTGACCGCCGCCGAATAGTTGTCGGCTACGGCGAGATTCTTAAATACACGCCAGTCGTCAAAAACATGATCCACGAAATGCGGCTTGTTCACACGGGAGAAGCCATGCTTTCCGAACACGTACAACGCGCCGTCCTAGTTCGCACCCAAGGCTCTATCGCCGTCTCATCCCAGAAGTCACCCGGGCCGATCGAGTTATGCCGCACCCTGATCTGGTCGGCAACCTTGGCCTCACAAAATCGAGTCACCCAAAAGCCTTCACTCGTCATCGTCGGCAACTAACATCCAGTCGGCGCCGCTCGTGAGCCCTACCTTTCGTCGGGATCGGAAACGCCTCCGAGCGGTTGCCACCATAAACGCGCTAGATGTGTCATGCTCTAGGGATGGCGTTCTTCAGTAAATCGCAACCACTAGAAACGACGACCGACTCGTCAATCAAGGCAGCCGTCGGAGCATCGTCCTACAACATCGGCTTCTTTGCGTCGTATACAGACGGGACTCGTAGAGCGCGTGCAATGACTCTCCCGGTGGTGGCAAGAAGTCGCGATCTTATTTGCACAACAATCTCACAACTTAAACTTGAGATGTATCGCGAAATGTGGAACGGCGACGACATGGAAGAAGTTCCACTTGCGCCGCGCTCATGGTTGTCACGAATTGACAAAGGCGTTCCAAACGACTTCATCCTAAGTTGGACAGCAGACGACCTCATCTTCGAAGGGCGAGCCTTCTGGTATGTAGACCCAAATGATCGCACCGCCGACGGCTACCCAAACAACTTCACCCGACTCCCTGCCGCCATGGTGCAAACACTCGATCAAGCCGGCCCGATCTGGTTCGGCCCATCCAAACAAATTGTATTTAACGGCGTCCAACTAGATCCGCGCGACGTCATCCAATTCATCTCGCCAATGCAATCCTTCAACTCAGCCGGCACACGCGCGGTCGAGACGGCACTTCGTGTTGAAGAATCAAGGCTCCGCGCGGCGCAGTCAGTCCTGCCAAGCGGATATCTCAAACAAACTGGAGGGGAGCCGCTCAGTTCGGCCGAACTTAACGATCTCGCTCAACAATTTAATATCGCGCGCACGTCTGGAAATAATACGGCCGCGCTCAATGAGTTCATTGAATATGTTGCTACCGATGCCAGCCCAGATAAACAAATGATGATTGAGTCCGCCGACTACTCGGCCCGAGACATTGGCCGCATTCTTGGCGTCCCATCTTTCCTTCTTTCGGTAAGTATCGGCGCATATTCTTATCAATCCAGCCAGCAATCTCGCATTGACAACTGGACGTACGCTTGCTCACCGATCGCACAATGCATCGCTTCCACGTTGTCATCCGACAATGTTCTTCCACGCGGAACATTCGTCAGGTTCGACACGTCGGACTATCTCTCCGAGGCATACCTTGGCGGAGACATGCCAAACATGCCACACGAAACAGATATCCCACAAACACCCGTCCCACAAAATTAGGATCACGCCATGATTAGATTCGGATCAGAAGCATTCACCATTGACGCGGCCGCAGGTGATACGCCACGCCGCACGATCTCGGGAATTGCCGTCAGATATAACACTCCCGCAAAAGTCTCGGACGGATCCATGGTGGCTTTCGCCCCCGGCTCTCTTCCCGTCGACGGCCGCGCACCCGTCCTTCAGATGTTTCACGATTCCAGCAAAGTAATCGGCACCGTCACCGAGCGCGTAGAAACCGAAGAAGGAATGCTCTTCTCCGCAAGGATCAGCGAAACCGTTCTTGGCTCAGAAGCTTTGGTGCTCGCCAGCGATGGCGCCCTCCGAGAAGTCTCAGTCGGAGTCACCCCAATCAAGTTCAAATACGACAAAGAAGGCGTCATGGTCGTCACGGCCGCACGTTGGGACGAACTCTCAGTCGTCGCTCAAGGCGCATTCGATGCCCCGATCTTGGAAGTCGCCGCGAGTATCCCACACGAAGAAGAAGAAATAAGTACTATTGAAGAAGAAGCACCTCAACAGGAGAACGAAACAATGAACGAAATAGTCGAAGCCCCAGCCGTCATCGAGGCATCTGCCGCAACTCAAACAATCTTTGCAAGCGCAAAGCGTGAGTTCAAAATGCCATCAGCCGCAGAATACATCTCGGCCTATGTAACCAACCCAGAGAAGTTCGCAGAAATGCGCGCAGGCATCGAAGCCGCAGCACCAAACGTGCTCACCACCGACATTCCCGGCGTCCTTCCATTGCCGATCGTGCAACCTACGTACAACAACTTCATTGGACGTCGCCCTGTAATCGACGCAGTCGGTGCAAAAGCAATGCCACAAGGCGGCAAAGTATTCATCCGCCCAGAAGTAACAACACATACTTCGATGGGCGTACAGTCAACCGAGAACACCGCACTCACCCAAGGAACTTTTGTTGTTACAGACAACCAAGTTACAAAGGGAACCTACGGTGGATATGTCACCCTCTCCGAACAATCAATCGATTGGAGTACACCCGAAGTTATTTCGCTTGTGCTCGACGACATGGGTCGCATTTATGCAAACGCCACCGACAACGTCGCCGCAGACAACTTGGTAGCAGGAGCTTCTGTCACTTCAGCATTCTCAGCAGCATCAGAAACCGATCCTTCATACTGGCAGTCGTGGGTATCAGCAGCAGCAACAACGATCCTCTCCGGATCTAACGGCAACTTGCCTACACACATGTTCGTATCGCCAGACTTCTGGGGAACCCTCATGGGCCTTTCGGATACAGCCGATCGACCATTGTTCCCAGCAGTAGGCCCGATGAACGCTTACGGAAACTTGATGCCGGGACAACCAAACGGAATCGCATTCGGCTTGCAAGTAGTAGTCGATCGCAACTTTGCAGCGAACACTTTGATCGTTGGCGATGCATCTGGTTACGAAATCTTTGAACAGCAGAAGGGCGCGATCTCAATCGACGTTCCATCAACGCTGTCGCGCACGATCGCCTTCCGTGGCTATCTTGCAACATTGATGATCGACCCAACCAAGTTCGTCAAAGCCGTCCGCGCATAATCTGAAAGGTTGGCCAAAATTATGGCCACTTATCAGGTCATCAGTAAGCAACTCACTTCGAACTACGCCGTCCTCCAACTTCTCACCCCTGCGGAGTTGGAGGTCGGCCAGTCGATCACCGTTGCAGCAGTAGACGCCACGTTCAACGGCACCTACACCATCCGATCGCTTCCGTCTTACGAATACATCGGCATTGACGACGAAGGCGACTTAGAGTTCAACCCACTCATCACCATTCCGAACCAAGTTCTCTATGCCCGTACAGCAGCAGACGTAGCCCGGCAAGCCGCATCCGGAACCCTAACAGCGACCCCGACTTGCTCTTGGATTACGGCCACGGACATCGAGGATTGGTTGGGGATCGGCACGGCTACCGCAGCCGACGCTACGTTTCTCACCATTTGCGCTTCTAGTTCTTCGCAATTCTGTTGGCGCCGAAGAATGGAAGCCGGCTATGTCGACTCCCTGACAACCGTCCCATCACAAGATGTCAAACTTGGAACGATCATGTACGGCGGCGCTTTGTACCGTCAGCGCGGATCCATGGATTCCTTTGCATCATTTCAATCCATGGGAACCGCTCCCGTCATGGGCCTCAACGGAATGATCCGCCAGTTGTTAGGCATTGATCGTCCGCAGGTGGCCTAGTGCCAGTTCCTACCTACACCGACTTATTCAATGAAGGCTACGACGACCTAGTCGCCAAACTACAGACCGTCTCAGGGCTCCAAGTTGTAAACGATCCACGCAACATCGTTCCGCCATGCGTCTTCGTCAACATTGACTCCATTGACGGCTTCAACTACAACATCGCCAAACTCACCTTCACACTCCGGATCGTGACCCTAGGCCCCGGCAACCTAGACGCCCAGAAATCGCTGCTCAACATGCTTGCTCAGGTGTACGCGCTCAACATTGGCAT